CCGCGCCGTCTGCTGCGCCCCGCTGGCGGCCAGCTTGCCGGAGTCGCGCAGCCGGCTCGTCCGGGCCGCGTTCCAGACCTCGAAGCGGTAGGACTTGACCTTGTCGGCGGCGCCGAGACCAAAGCCCGGCAGGGTCTCGTCGTCGTCCCGGAAGTCGGCCCCCAGGGTCGGCGAGCTGACGACGTTGGCGCCGGGATTGGGGGCCAGCCCGCTCGGCTTCTTGGGCGCCCGGTTGTTCTGGATCTCGGCCCAGGTCAAGAGCCGCCCTTCCGGCCGCACGTTGGTCGCCCCGAAGGGATCGGGGAAGCTCCCCACCGAGCGGTCGTGCATGAGCACGCCGGCGTGATCCATGCCGTGGGCCAGGTCGCCGCTGACGCCGCGGATCGGCAGGGCGTAGTCGCGGCCGGTCCGGACCATGATCGGGGCGGTCGGCTTGACCGTCTGGTTGGCGCCGTTGCCGCCCCAGGTCAGCGGGGTGCTGGCGACCCCGTGCTCGGAGACCCCCTCGCGGGTGGTGATCGTCGAGCCGGAGGCGCGGTAGAGCGCCTGCTGGTAGGTGGCGCTGGCGCCATCGGCCGCCTGCTTGCCGACGCGGGCGCCGAAGCGGTAGAGCCAGCCGTTGGCCGAGACCCGGCCGGCGATCGTGCCCCGGATCTGGCCGGCCGCGACGTGGCCGACCCCGATGTCGTTGCCGCTGGGCTTGCGCCCGAAGGTAGGCATATCAGACTCCTAGTCCATTGACGCCGTCGTAGGCGTCGACGAGCAGCGAGACGATCCGGTGGGCGAAGCGCTCCCCGTCCTCGCCCGGCGCCTGGGTGACGTTGACCTCGATGTGCTGGCTGCCGATCGTGGTGCCGCGCAGCCCGGTCTGCGAGCCGAGCGCGGCCAGGCGGCGCTGCCGGGCGAGCTGGTCGTCGATCAGGCGGCCGAGACCCGGGTCGAGCCGGCGGGGATCGAGCACCGGCGTGGCCGCCTCCATCACCCGGGACGCGGCCCGGCGCAGGTCGTCGAGCTTGGAGAGCATGCCGACGATCGGCCCCTCGCCGAGCATCTGGCCGATCCACATGGTCAGCCGCGACGGCGAGCGGATCTGGCCCTCGGCCCGCATCGCCCGGTCGACCTCCTGGATGATGTTCTGGGCGGCGGCCCGCACTCGGCCGAGCGCCGACTCCAGCCCGCTCGCCACGCCGTCGCCGGCCGCCGCGCCGACGCTGTAGCCGGCCGAACGCATCCGGCCGGCCGCGCCGGAGACGATGCCGACGATCTCGTTCATGGCGCTCGACATCGCGCTGCGGGCCTGGTTGGCGCCGTTGCGCAGCCGGTTGGCGAGATCGGTGCCGGCCCGCGACGCCTCCCGGCTGACGCTGCTCGCCATCGTCCGGGCCGCCGTCTCGATGTCGCGGAAGGCCCGCTGCACGTTGGAGCGGGCGGTCGAGGCGTGCCGCTGGAGATTGCTGGCCGCGGTGCTCATCTCGCGGGTGGCGTTGGTCTGGAGCGTCCGCATGTGGCTGGTGATGGTGGTAGCGAAGGTGCGGAACGCCGTCGTGATCGCGGTCAGCTTGGGCGCGATCGCGCTTTGCAGCTTGGTGGCGACGCCCGCCGCCAGGGTGTCCATGTTGATCGCGCCGGCGGCGATCCCCTGCGCCCGGTCGATCCAGTCGGTCAGCGCCCCCGAGAGGGAGTCGCCCGACAGGGCGCCGAAGCCGTTGCCGGCCGCCGTGTCGGTGGCGACCGCCAGCGCGGTGCCGAGGTTGTCCAGCCCGGCCGCGACCAGGGCGACGCCCCGGGTCATCCAGGCGGTGATGCCGCTGCTCAGCGACTCGCCCGACAGGGTGCCGAAGCCGGAGCCGGCCGCGGTGTCGAGACCGCGGGCCAGGGCCAGGCCGTGCGCGTTCATCTCGACGATGGCCAGGGCGGTCGCCCGGGTGATCCAGCCCCGGATCGCCATGCTGATCGAGTCGCCGCTCATCGCCCCGAAGGCGCCGGCGAGCGCGGTGTCGATCGAGCGGGGGATCTGCATCAGCCCCTCGCTGGTGATCCCCTCCCCGATCTTGGACAGACCGCGCTCGACCCACCCCTTGGCGGCGGCGCCGATCGAGTCGCCGCTCATGCCGCCGAAGGCGCTGACCAGGTTGTCGTTCAGCCCGCCGATCAGGCCGGTGGCGTCGAAGCCGGTGAAGGCGTCGGCGATCCGCTGGAGGCCGTTCTCGACCGCGGTGGCGATCTCGTCGAGGCGGGACTCCAGCGAGACGGCCGGGGCGCTGCCCTCGCTGCCGCCGCCGCCGAAGAGGAAGTCGAAGAACTCGCCGCCGGCGCTGGAGATCGAGCCGACGATGTTGACGACGAAGTCGACCGTCGCCTCGATTGACTTCTTGGCGCCGGTCCAGCCGCTCTCGATCAGGTCGCCGGCGGCCTGGTGGAGGTCGGTGACCAGCGTCTTGGCCGAGTCCCACTTGGAGCCGAGGTTGTCGGTGATCTCCTCGCCGAACTCGGTCGCCAGGGTCAGCGCGGCCGACGCCTTCTTGGAGACGGTCTGCCCGAAGTCGCTGGCCGAGGTGATGCCGAAGAAGTCAGCGATCCAGTGGGCCGCCTTGTTGACCATGTCGCCGACCGACGACCACCCCTCGCCCAGGTAGTTGATGACCGCCCCGAAGATCCGCGCTGTGAAGCTGAACGAGGCGGCGGCGGTCCTGGTGACCGTCTCGCCGACATCGCCGGCGTCGGTGATGCCGAAGAAGTCGACCAGCCAGCCCGCCGCCGAGCCGATCAGGCCGGTGATCGAGGACCAGGCGTCGCCCAGGAAGTTGCTCAGGCTCCCCAGGACCGAGAAGGAGAACGAGAAGAGGGCCGAGGCGGTCTTGGTGACGGCCGCCCCGACCTCGCCGGCGTCGGTGATCCCGAAGAAGCCGGCCAGCCAGTCGGCGGCCTGCCCGATCAGGCTCGTGATCGAGGACCAGGCGGCGTCCAGGGCCGAGGTGAACGTCCCGGCCAGGTCAAAGATCAGGTCGAACCCGGCGCTGGCCGTCTCGATGGCGGCCGCGGTCACGTCGCCGCTGTCCGAGATCCCGAAGAAGCCGGCGATCCAGTCGGCGACCGAGCCGATCAGGCCGGTGATCGACGACCAGGTGTCGGCCAGGGTCGACACGAACTCGCCGGCCAGATTGAAGGCGAGATCCAGCCCGCCGCTGACCGCCTCGACGACCGCGCTGGCGGCGCCGTCCTCGCCGATCTCGAAGAAGTCGGGAATCCAGCCGAAGAGGGTGGCGATCAGCGTCTTGACCCCCGACCAGGCGGCCCCGAGGGTCGACATGAAGGCGCCGGCCAGGGTGAACACGAGGTCGAGGCCCGCCTCGATGATCTCCTGTTTGCCGGCGCCGCCGCTCTCGGTGATGCCGAAGAAGTCGCCCAGCCAGGAGGCGATGGTGGCGATCAGGGTCTTGAGCGATCCCCACGCCTCGCCGAGACCGTTGACCACCTCGCCGGCGACGTTGAGCATGGTGGTGATCATGGCGTCGAGCGTTTCGCCGGCCGTGGTCAGCGGCCCCTCCAGCCAGGGGATGTGCGAGACGATCCAGTCGGTGGCCGACGCGAAGCCGGAGAGCAGGGTCTCCTTCAGGGAGTCGAGGACTTCCAGGGCCAGCTCGATCGCGGCCGGGATCGCCCCTTCCGCCCAGCCGGCGGCCCGTTTCAGCCCGCCCCAGACATCGCCGGCGATGTCCATGATCCAGCCGCGGATCGCCGGGATGCCGGTCTCCAGCACCCAATCGAGGGCGGCCGAGATCCCGGCGATCGCCGACTCCAGGGCGTCGGTCAGGGTGTCGCGGACGTGGCCCCAATCAATGTCGCCGATCGAGTCGGTGATCCAGTCCCAGAGGGCGCCCGCGGCGTCGCCGATCGACCCGGCGGCGGCGATCAGGCCGTCGATCGCGCCCCGCAGGCCGTCGATCAGGAAGTCGCCCACCGCGCCCCAATCAATGTCGCGGAAGGCGTCGATGAGCAGCCGGCCGATCGCTTTTGCGCCCTCCCAGATCAGGGGGCCGAGCGAGCGCAGGTAGTCGGCGAAGGAGCGGAGGAGCCGCTTGCCGACCTCCAGGGCGCCGCGCAGGTCGCCCTGAAAGATCTCCTGGATCAGGCGGCCGAAGTTGGTCCAGACGCGGCCGGCGTTCTTGAGCACGTTGTCGAGCGGCTTGAAGCCGGTCTTGACCGATTTCAGGAAGGTTCCCACGGCCTTGGCCGGCGAGCCGAGGAAGTCGCCGACCGCGGCCATCACCTTGCCGAACTTGCCGAGCGCCTTCGACCAGTCGCCGGCGATCAGGGCGCCGACCAGCTCGTGCATGCCCGAGATGAACTTCTTGACCGCCTGGATCGGCCGGTTGATGGCGATCCCGATCTCGGTGAAGATCGCGGTCACCCGCTTGGCGTCGCCGGTCAGACCGCCGAGCACCATGCCGAGCGCCCGGAAGAAGGCGACCGGGCCGTCGTACTTGCCGGTCGCCGAGATCATGGCGAACATCTGCTGGACGCTGGTGACGAAGCCGCGTATCCGCTCGACCACGCCGTCGACCAGATCGGCGAAGCCGAGGAAGTTGGTCTTGTAGGCCAGCGCCAGACCGGCCGCCAGCAGGGTCAGGGCGGCCAGGACCGGGTGAGCGCGGGCCATCCCCATCAGGGCGACGCGGGCGCCGGTGGCGGCGCGGCCGAGGTTGGTCAGCGACAGGCCGGCGGTCTGGATGATCCGGGCCACCCCGCCCCAGCGCTGGAAGAGCATGAACGCCTGGTAGGTGCGGGCGATCCGGGGCAGCAGCAGGAGGAAGGTGCCGCCGAGGGTGAGCAGCACCCCGGTCAGGCCGGTGATGGTCGCCAGGATGCCGAGCAGGGGCGGCGGCAGCTCGGAGAGCTTCGCCACCACGGCGGTCAGCCCCTGGACGACGCGGGTCACCATCTGGAGCGGCCCGGCGTCCATCGCCGTGACCATGAAGGCTTCCCAGGCCGACCGCAGGAGCATGATCGCGCCGCGCAGCCCCTCCATCTGGGTGTTCGCCACCCGCTCGGCGGTGCCGCCCGAGTTGTTGATCTCGCCGGTGAACTCGGCCAGGCCATCGGTGCCCTGCGAGAGCAGCGCCAGCATGCCGGGGCCGGCGCGGAGGCCGAAGATCTCCATGATCTTGCCGACCGTTTCGGCGTCGGTCCCCAGCCCCTCGAACATCGCGCTGGTGTCGATGCCGGCCGACTCCAGGTCGGCGAGCACATCCTCGAACGGGCGGGCGTTCCCCTCGGCGTCCTCCAGGGCGACCCCGGCGGCGGTGGCGGTCTCCTGGAGCTGGAGCATCGCCTGGGCGGAGTCGGCGGTGACCGGCGGGAACTGCGCCAGGATGTCGACCATCGGCAGCATCTGGCCGCTGGCGTCGGTGACGGTGACCCCCATCTCGTCGAGCAGGCGGGTCGTTTTCTGGGTCGGCGAGATCAGGCGGGTGATGGCGCCGCGGAGCGTGGTGCCGGCCATCGACCCCTGGATGCCGGCGTCGCCGAGCATGCCGAGCATGGCGGCGACCTCGCCGAAGTCGAGACCGGCCGCCATCGCCACCGGGCCGACGTACTTGAAGGCGTCGCCGAGCTGTTCCATCGAGGTGTTCGAGTTGGTGAAGGTGTAGGTCAGCTTGTCGACGACGCCGTCCAGCTCGGACGCCTCCATGCCGAAGGCGGTCAGGATGTTCGAGCTGATGTCGGCGGCGAGGCCGAGGTCCATCTGGGCGGCGGCGGCCAGGTTGAGGGTGCCGGGCAGGGCGGCGTAGATCTCCTGCACGTCGAACCCGGCCATCGCCAGGAAGCCCATGCCGTCCGCGACCTCGGTGGCGGTGTAGCGGGTCGTCTTGGACATCTCCAGCGCCCGGCTTTTCAGCAGGTCGAACTCGTCGCCGGTGGCGCCGGAGAGCGCCTTGACCCGGTTCATCCCCTGCTCGAAGTTGGCGGCGGAGTTGAGGCCGAGGGCGAAGGCGCCGGCGACGGCGGCCCCCGCCCCGAGCATGGTGCGGCCCATCGAGGTGATCTGGGCCTCGTTGCGGATGATCGACTGCGAGAGGGAGTCGAAGCCGCCCCCGGCCGTCTGGGAGGCGAAGCCCCGGAGGTCGCCAGCCAGCGACCGGATGCTTTGGCGGGCATTGGCGACATCGATCAGGATGCTGCCCGATGCCGACCCGAGACCGACGCTCATGCTGGCTCCCTCCTGGGGCTACGCCTCGCCGTTGAGGCGGAGGAAATCGACCAGAGCGGCGGGATCACGGCGGAGCGTGTCGACCTGCCGCTCGACCTGCGGGTCCACCGGTGTGCGGGCGCCGGGTCCGCGGCGCGTGCGGCTGGTCGCCTCCTGGGGGTCGTCGAGGGCAAGCCCGAGCTGGTGGCTCAGGGTCGGGTAGCGGGGGATCTGCTTGGTCTGGCGGCGCTTGTCGCGGGACGAGACCGGCACCTCGCGGGTGGCGCGGGCGCGGCCATCGGCCCAGCGGCCGAAGTGGGCGACGGCGAGATCGAAGTCGAGGCAGATCGCCGCCGCCGCGCCGTCATCCAGCCCCTGCGCCTGGAGCTTCCGGCCCAGCCGGAGCACCGTGCTCGGCGAGACCAGCCCCGGATACCGGCGAATGAGCTGGTCCAGCTCCCACAGGCGCAGCCGGTCCGTCAGGAAACGGCTTCACCACGCTGGCGCCACCCCTTTCACGCCGGGAGCAGAACTCGAAGAAGGCCATCCGGTCGGCGAACTCGATGTCGCGGACCCAGACCCCGCCCTGCTCATCGGCCTCGCCGGCGGTGGCGTAGCAGCGCGGCTCCAGGAAGCCGGCGATGCAGTAGGCGTCGACGACGTGGGCGATGTTGCCGAACTGCGCCACGATGTCGGAGGTGGAAAGCCCGTCGAGGGCGGCCTGGCGCTCGTCGGGGGTCTTGCCGATCTCGATCTCCTCGACCGACTCGACGACCTTGAAGATCTCCTGGCGCAGCTCGCTCGGCAGGCTCGCCAGCGTTTCGGCGTCGAAGATCTGGGGGAGCTTGGCGCGGACGACCGAGGGGAAGCCCTCGTCGTCGGTGGTGTTGACCAGGGTGAACTCGAACCCGGCCTCGCGGGCCTGGCGGCGGCGGCGGGCGGCGGCGGGGTCGAGGCGGCGGGGGCCACGCGGCATTGCCCGCTGGGCCATCGGCTGGGGCGCCTGGGCGGCGACGTGCTGGGCGAAGCGATCGCCGGCAGCGGTGATGGCCTCCTCGGCGCGGGCGTTGAAGGCAGCCTGATCGGGGCCGGGGCCGGCCTTGGGCGCGACCGGGGGGATGGGCGCCGCCTGCGGCTCGGGGCCGAGGTAGGGCGCCTGGGCCGGGTAGCCCTGAGCGGCGTCCTGGGCGGCCTGGTCGGCCTGGGCCTGCTCGGCGGCCTGCTGCTCGGCCCAGCGCTGGGCCTTGTACACCTGATAGTGAGACTGGTGAGACATCTGAAACCTCCGCACTTGTCCTGGTGGGACCGCGCCAGACCGCGCCTTCCCGTGCTGCCGGTTGCTGGTTGATCGCTTCAGGGCGCCGATAGAGCCACGAATCGTGGCCCTCCGGCTACCCCAGGGTCGATTAGGCTGCCGGGGGCAGCGCGACCTCGGTGGCGTACTGCTCGCGGACGAGGAGCTTGCCGCCCGACGCCAGTCCCTCGAAGTCGAGGGTCGGCGTGTTCCAGGCGTTGACCTCCAGCGTCTCGTCGAGACCGTTGGTGGTGAGCGCCTTCAGGATGGTGACGCGGTAGGCGCTCCCCTCCACGTCGACGCCCGGCGCCTGGCCGCAGATGCGGTAGAAGCTGGTGCCGACGCCGGCCGCCTCGATCAGCTTGGTGACGGCGGTGTCGCCGGTGCCCTCCGTCTCGGCCTCGCCGCCGAGCAGGACGGCCAGGGCGGCCAGGTTGATCTGGCCGATCTCGATCGAGCCGGAGAGCGACTTGGGATTGCGGACCTTGGCGATGATGCTGTTGTCGCCTTCCAGCTCGTCGGAGTCCGAGGAGACGTTGAAGGCGAGCGAGCGCGACCCGGGCACGTCGACCCAGGTGGTGGCGATGTCGCCGGCGCCGAGCGCCGCGACCTGGAGGTCACCCAGACCTCGTGCGATTTCTGCGACTCCCATGACTGCGCTCCTTTCGGGCGGATCACACGCCCTGTTCGCCGGGTCAGCCCGGCGTCTGCTCGTACTCGGTCCTGACCAGACGCCCGGTCAGCGAGTCCGCGATGTGGAAGGTTTTCAGCCCCGGCTTGCGGCACCGTTTCTGGGTGCAGCGCCAGCGGACGAAGCGCCGGTTGATGACGGTGTGCGTGTGCCGGTGCCCGGGGCAGCCGATGACGATTTCCTGGCGGGCCGAGGGCGGCATCTGGTCGGCGGAGAAGTCACTCACCATCCCATTGCCCTCCGGAAGCCGCCGAAGTCGGCGAACTGCTGCTCGCTGACGATCGTGATCCGGCCATCGGGCAGGCGGAGGTGGCTCTGCTGCTCGCCGTCCCGCTCGTTGTGGATGACGAACTCGTGGCCGGCCTCGCTCGCCTTGACGGCGTCGGCGGCTCGGAAGGGAACCGCCTGGATGAAGCTGCCCGGCTGGCCCGGCCGCTTGCGCTGGTCGGGGCCGAAGCGGACGTACTCGACGCCCAGGGTCGGCACCTGCCCGTAGCCGTTGCCGCGCCGGACCGTCCGGGTGTGACGGTGGGCGCGGGCAATGCGGACCTCCATCAGCCGCCGGATGACCGCCTCCTGCTCCAGGCTGTAGCGGCCGAGCAGCAGGTTGTGGCGGACGACCGGCGAGTCGAGCGGGCTGGCCTCGCCGACCCACTCGACCCAGACGTGCCCGGCCGGCGGCGGCGGCAGCCGTTCACCGTCGACCAGGGCGGCGTTGCTGGGGCGGTCCTGCCACTTCGTCGTGGTCATGCGTCGTCGCCCTCCCCGCCCGCGTCGTCCTCGCCGTCCTCGCCGTCCTGCCCGGTATCCATGTCGATGCCGTTTGGTAGCTCATCGGCTACCGGAGGAGGGGCCGGGAAGAGGGGCGGATCGGCGCGGGGATCGAAGGTGTAGCCGGCCGGGATCGTCAGCCCGTGCTGGGTGATCGCCGTGACCAGCTCCGTGATCCGCTTGGCCGAGAAGGGCCGCTTCGCCTTGCCTGGCTGGTTTGCCTTGCTGCCAGCTCTGCTCATTCCTGCCACCTCCACACGCCATCGGCCTGGACTCGAATCATGTCTACCACGGCGGGGGCCAGCTCGGGGTCGTCATCCGGCATCATCCGCGCCGCCACGGTCAGGATTGCGGCCGCGCCGCCCGGTGCGGCGACCGAGACGCCCTCGATCCGGGCGATGATCCGCCCGGCGATCTCCTCCAGCTTCTGCTTCTCCGACTCGTGGGGCAGGCAGCGCAGCCAGATCTCGGGGAAGGCGTAGTAGGCGCCGCGGGGACCGAGCGGGTTCTGGACCGCCCCGGTGCCGGGCAGGACGGCGGCGCAGCGCCGGATGCGGCCGGCGTGGTCGAACGCCTCGGGGGTGCTCCCGGGCGTCGGCGACTCGGGCGGGCCGTCGTTGGGCCGGATGCGGCGGGTCCAGACCAGCCCGGGCAACAGCGCCATCAGGGCGGGGTCGGAGCGCAGCCGCTCGGCGATCTCGTTCTGGAAGGTTGGTATCGACATCGCATCATCCTCGCAGCGCGTTGAGCATCGCTCGGGCGATCAGGGGATACCCGTAGGTCATCGTGGCCGGGATCACGCCCCAGCGGCCGGCCCAGCGGTTTTCCAGGTAGACGCCGTGGGGAGCGCCGTGGCGCACGACCAGGCCGAAGCGGTCGCCCACCTCGACCCGGAAGTGCAGCTCGGCCTCGGCCTGGCCGGTGCGGTTGGTCCAGGGGTGGTGCCCCCGGGCGTAGGCGACCATCATCTGGCCGACCCGCTCCAGCTCGTCGGCCAGCCGCTCCTCGACCCGCAGCCACCAGTCGTCGAGCTGGTTGGCGAGGTGGTCGGGGCTGGTCGCCCAGGCGATGTGCGCCCGCCCGCTGGCGCCGCCCCGCGCCATCAGCTCGCCTCGCCCAGGGTGTAGTGGAAGCTCGCCTCCAGGCGGCTGCCGACGATCGGGTGCAGCCGGGTCAGGGTCGCCCCGCTCGCCCAAGGGATGCCGAGCACCGTGTCGCCCGGCACCAGCGTCGCCGCCGGGACCGGCTCGAAGATCAGGGTGCCGGTCACCCGGGCGCCGGCCGCGCCCCGCTCGCTGCGGTGCAGCCCCGGCCGGCCGGTCACCGCCCAGGCGGTCTGCGTGGTGATCACGGCGTACTCGCCGGCCGCGTCGTCCCAGCGCTCGATGGTGACGGCATACTGCTCGACCGCGTTCTCCTCGATGGTGGCGGTGGCGCCCAGACCGGGGGCGAGCGAGTGCATGGCGATCGCCGAGACGGTCAGCACCTGGAGCGGCGAGATGCCGGTGCCCCGGGGCGCGGTCGCGGTCAGTCGGTCGCCGGGCCGCAGGTCGGTGTCGTGCGGCAGGGTCAACTCGCGGCGGTTGGCCTCGTCGGCGGTGGCGACCGCCGGGTCGATCTGGCCGGCGGCGGCGCGGCGGGTTTCCACCAGCAGCGGCACCTTGACGGCGACCGGCTCCCACGACTCGCCAATGGGCAGCCCCTCCTCGCCGTAGAGGAGCTGCTTGCGGGAGATTGTGGCGGTCGCCCCGGCCTGGACCATGTAGGCGAGCAGCCGGTCGCGGGCGGCGTCCAGACCAATGCTCATCGTCCCCGCCTCCCCGCCGCCAGCGAGAAGTGGGCGGCGACGCTGGGGCGGCGCAGGGGCAGCAGCGCGTCGTCGGCCTGGAGGCGGAGCTGGCCCGCCCAGGCGGCGATGTCGGGCGCGGTGCGGCGGACCGTGTACTGCTGCGAGAACTGCTCCGAGGAGGCGGTCAGCGCCTCGCGCACCTTGCCGGTCTCCAGGGCGGCGGCGGCGGTGCGGTAGGCGACGGCGGTCCGGATGATCGCCTGCTCGCTCAGCGGGCGCTCGCTGTAGCCCGGCCCGCCGAGCTGGAGGAGGACGTGCTGCTCGGCCGCCCCACCGAGGAGCGGGTCGGCCAGGGCGCTGTCGGGCAGCACCGTGTCGGAGACGCCGATCAGGGTGCGGATGGAGGTCATCAGCTCGGGATCGAGGATCATGCCTCACCCCCTTCCCGGCCCGCTGCCTCGGCCGCCCGGTAGATCAGGGTGGCGTGGTCGGCCGGCACGACGATCCGGCGGGCGTGGGCCGGCCCTTCGGCGTGCCTGATCGCCGCGGCCAGGGCGGCGGCGGCCAGGTACGGCCCGGTCTCGGCGAGGCGCCGGGCGGCGGCGTCCCAGGTGGCCTGGCTGGACTGGAGCGTCGATCCCTGCGGCGTCCAGCGAACGACGGCGACGGCTCGCATGGTTAGGCTCCTTCCTCCGGCAGCGCGTGGATGCCGGTGACATCGCCGCGGACCGCCCAGGGGGCCTCCTCGATGACGGTTTTCACCCGCGGCGGCACATGGCTGGTCGTGATCTGCATGTCGTAGACGTAGGCGCCGATCGCGAAGCGGGTGCTCTGCTCGGCGGTGACGAAGTGGGTAAAGACGCCGCTCTCGACGCCGCTCACCGGCAGCTCGGTTTCGGGATCTTCGCCGCCGACCGTGATGCCCTGGCTGGCGGTCACGTTGCCGTCGACATCGACGGCCAGCCACGACTGGAGGACGGCGGCCTGGTCGGTGCGGTCGTCGTCGATCGCGGTCTTGATCGTGATGATGATGGTCAGGCCATGCAGGGTGGCGGTGTCCATCTCGAAGTCAGTGATCTTGTAGGCCCGCTCGACGGTATCACCTCGCGGGTGGGCGACATCAACCATGCTTGACCCTCCCGGGGATCACGGCGAGCGGCAACTCGACGGCGTGTGGAATGACCGAGAGACCGGGATCGATCTCCTTGGTGATCACCCCGGCCGGGGCGCCGATGACGGTGTTCCAAGTCCAGACATCGCTCTTGAGGAGCCTGCCGGCCGCGGCGTCCGCCAGCTCGGGATCGACCACGAGCGCCAGCAGCTCGGCCTCGGCGGTCGCCAGGACGGTCAGCAGGCCGTTCTCGTAGCGGACGGCCAGGGTGTCGGTCTCGCCCGGACCGCTGAGCCGGGTGATCGTGGTCGTCGCGCCCTCGCGGGTGGCGACCAGGATTCCCCCGGGAGGCTGGTCGAGCGGGATCTGGAGGCGGCCGGCGCGGTCGTCCCAGGACCAGGGGCCGGGGATGGCCGAGATCCGGGCCAGCTCGGCGTCGCTGAGTGTTTCGGCGTAGAAGAGCAGGCCCGGCACCTCGACGTTGCCGCTGTAGTTGGTCGCCTGGTAGCCGACCCGGAACTGCGCCATGTCGGTCCCCGCGTAGCCAGAGGGCGAGTGGCGGCTGTGGGCGCGGACGCCGTCGAGGAAGATCTCGGCCCAGACCCCGCCCTCCCCCTGCGGGGTGCCCTGGCCGGCGAAGGGGGCGTGCCGGTAGCCCTGGGTGACCCAGGTCTTGTTGGGGATCGCCGGCTCGGTGGCGATGCCGTTGCCGTTCGAGACGTAGGAGCCGCCGTGATCGCGGTAGCGGCCCATCCGGAAGCGGGGGAGCGGCACCGGCTCGGTGGCGTCGGCGGTCCAGATCGCGGTCTGGTCGAACGGCATCACCCCCTCGGGGCCGGCGCTCGGCCAGTAGCGGGTCCACATCAGGAAGGAGCCGTGGTAGGGGATCGACCAGGGGGAGCGCTTGAAGGGGCCGCGGGCGAAGCCGATGGCGCGGGTGCTGGCGCTGCCGTTGACCGGGCCGGTCCAGGCGTAGCCCGCCCCCATCGACCCATCGGCGTAAGGGGTGGCGTAGGGCTTCTTCTCGATCTGCGGCCGGGCGATCCAGATCCTGGCGCCAACCGGCGAGGTCGTCGGGATGTAGAAGTAGACGCGCACCGCCTTGGTGCCGGCCGGCAGCTCGGGCGTCGTGCGCTCGACCCGGGTGAAGCCCGCCGGAGTCGCCAGGAAGGATGTCCCGATCACGACCTGCTGGGTGTTGCCCTCCAGCACGGCGTAGACGGCGTAGTTCATCCCGCCGTTGCTGGTCCCCTCGGCCAGGGTCTCGAACGAGATGGTCGCCACCTCGCCCTCGGCGAACGATCCGTCCAGGGTGACGGTGCTCATGTACTTGGCGGTGGCGTCGGCGAGGGTGCAGTCGAGCCGGATCGCGGGGATGCCCGCGATCGTCACGTCCGGATCTTGCGCCCGGACGGTGTTGCCGATGTTGTTGACCCAGGTGGTGGCGGCGCCCTCGTGGCGGGGGTTCGGGAGGTAGTTGGTCGTCGCCTCCATGACCTGCCAGGCCGGGCCGTGCGCCGTCTCGATCACCCGCACCGGGCCGGTGCTGGTCGTGGCGATCGGGCCGTCGAGATCGTGGCTGGCGTCCGGGGCCAGGAGCGCGGTCGGATCGCCGAGGCCGAGGTCGAGGAAGAACAGCTCGCCCGCCTCGGTGATCTTCCCCGCGTCGGTGACCGGGCCGGCCGGGGTCGCCGCGCCGAAGCGGGTCAGGGAGGCGGCGGCCGGCCAGGCGATCAGGCCCAGCAGCTCGAAGCCGTCGCCGGTGATGACCAGCTCGCCGTCCGCCCAGGTGATCAGGCCGTGAGCGCCGACGTGGCCGGGGCCGTGGAGGCGGACCGAGCGGACCAGGCCGTCCTCGCGGTAGCGGACCAGCAGATCGCCGACCGGCTGCGGGTGCGGCAGGGTGATCGCGCCCGGGTCGCGGGTGCCGGCCGTCACCGGGGTCGGGTGGGGTTGCTGCTCGATCTGCGGGAGCGCGACCAGCATCTCGTAGGCCGTGTAGGCGCTCGTGTCGATCCGGAAGTGGAAGTTGGAGGTGGTGCCGTCCTGGATCGTGTAGGTCTGGACCAGGTGCTGCCACTCGCCGGTCGCGGTGTGGTAGCGGGAGTCGTAGATCCCGTTCGACCCCTCGCGGAGCAGGGAGCGCAAGGGGAGGCCGGCCGGCGCCTTGACCATCGCCTGCGCGGTCCAGACCTCCCCGGGCGCCGGCTGCGCCGCGTGGGCGTACAGCCCGGCCCCCTCGTAGCTGGCCCGCTCGCCGTCCGCGATGTACCGGACCGCCGCGACGCCCGGCGCGTAGCCGTCCGGGACCAGTACCCGCTCGGCGCCGCCGATGCCGGCCCAGGCGGTCGTGAGCGCGGTCGGGAAGGGATCGGCGAACCAGTTGGTGGTCCCCTCGATCAGCCGCCAGCCATCGGGCAGCACCTCGACGCCGTTGGTCAGCGCCGGCTCGACGCTGCCGTAGCGGCTGCGGCTTCCCTGGGGCGACAGGACCAGGCTCGGCAGGGTCATCGGGCTACCTCGGCTCGACGAGGGCGAGGCTGCGGCCGAGCTGGCGCATCAGCTTCGGGGTCGGAAAGGCGATGCCGAACTCGCCGCCCCGGATGAACACCTCGCCGCCCGGGTGGCGGCTCTCCTGCTCGAAGAAGGCGCAGCGGTCGCGGTCGCCGGTGCCATAGACGACGACGCAGCCGGTCGGGATCTCGACCAGCTCCGGGTCGTCGGGAGCACCCGGGTCGTCGGGAGCACCCGGCTCCTCGTCACCCCCATCAGGAGCGCCCTGGCTGCCCCCAGGAGCGTCCGAATCGCCCTCCCCTACTCCTACATCGGAATTGTCCGATAGATCGCCTGGTGGCGCTGTGGAGGCGTCAGGCGGGGTCTCGCCGGACTCGGTGCCGGCGCCGGCCTCGATGTAGGCGGTGATCAGGGAGCGCAGCTCGGTGACGGTGGGGATGGTCTCGGGCGCCTCGATGCCGAGGCTGGCGGCGGTCGCCTCCAGCTCGGCGCGGGTCTGCTTGCTGATCGGCTTGGTCTCGCTCATGGTCTGCTCCTGATGACGACGAGGGCGCCGCTCGTGCTGCGTAGCCGAACGACGCCCTCCCGTGGTGCGTGCTGCGATCCGGGCCCTGCGTCCGCCCCGCGCTGGTCTAGCTGGCGAGGTCGAGGATCTTGGCCGCCTTGCTGTCAATAACCGCGTAGCCCTCGACTTCGGTAAAGACGAGATCCTGGGTCTGGTTGGTGATCCAGCGCATCGACTCCTGGACGGTGCCGCCGATCTCACTGACCTGCTCGATGGCGTAGCGGGAATCAATGCCGATGACCTTGTCGGCCGGGGCATCGTCGGTAATGCCGTAGCGCACGTTGTCGCCGAGCGCCGGGTTGATCGGGGTGAAGCCGCCGAAGTGGGCCGCACCGGCCAGGGTGAGCACCGGCACGTTGGCGCTGCCGGTGGTCAGGAGGAGCTGCTGGAGCACCGCGTCCTCCCGCGCCAGCTCGTGCGTCAGCGCGTAGGGGTTGCGGAACTTCATCTTAAAGGCGAGCCAGCCCTTCAGCGTCAGCACGCCGAGCGTCGCATTCCCGTCGACGTCGGAGAGCTTGATGACCTGGGCGGCGGTGCCGGCGTTGCCATCACCGTTCACGATCACGTCAAGCACGGTCTTGACCTTGTCGACCTCGGCCTGGATCGCCATGCGGGCAATGTAGAAGGCGACCGTGTCGATCGGCACGCGGCGCAGCGCCTCGTAGCTGATCTTGAGCTTGCGGCCGTACTTGTAGAGGTCGATCGGGCGCTCGCCCTCGGTCAGCGTGGCGCCCGGAATTTCAGCTGCCTCACCGACGCGAACCATCCGGTACTCCTTCTCGTCGTCGTTGAGGTAGAGGGCCCGGTAGACGTTCGAGTCGATCTGGGTGTGGAGGGCGATCAGCTCGGCCAGCGGAATCGCCGGCGACATCTGCGCGTAGCGGGCCTGGGCGGCGTCGACGTAGGGCCGCATGATCGTCCCGACCGCAGAGCCGTCCGAGCTGAACATGCTCCGCGTCATGCCGGCGACCTTACGGTACTGGCGGGCCATCCATTCGATCTGGAGTGCGCGACCGGCCTCGCCGGCTTCCTCGAACTTCTCGAAGCGATCGGCGTAGAATCCACGCTCCCGGTTAGTCGTTGTCGTGATGCCGGCGACAGCGAGCTGGCGCTCGAAGGCGTCGAGGCCGTCGGTGTACTCAGCGCTCGGGTCCTGCTCCTCTAGCCAGCGGGAGAGGTTCATGCCGGCCCGGTAGGCCCGCTCCATGCTTTCGAGGCTGAGTCGCTTCCCCAGCTCCTGTGCCCGATCCCGCGTCGTGATCATTCTGTGTTGCTCCCTCTGATCGAAAAGACGGCCACTTGGCTACTCACGCGACCGACTTACTGAAAGACGACGACGCGCCCGCCCTCGGAGGAGCCGGCGATGCCCCGGCCCGCCTCGGACGCACCCGGGTCGGCATCCCGCACCTTGCCCGCGCCGTCCCCGACCACTCCCGCATCCGCGCTGGCCGTGCCGGCGTAGAGCACCGAGCCAAGCCAGGCGACGACGACCGAACCGTCCGCCTCCACCCGCTCCAGCGAGCCGAACGGGGTATCGCCATTCGCACAGAGGCCAACTGTCTTGCTGGCGGTGAACTTAACCGGGGCATGCCGGTATTTGGTGCCATAGGGCTGGTCCCGCTCGAAGGGGATCGTCTCGTCACCGGCCATCGTGGCGCGCCTGACGAACAGCTCCTCGAATTCATGCACCATCCGTGGATTCGCCATTGCTCATTCCTCCCGACTCATACGTGGCTCCGTCCCAGAGCCTGTGATGCCCTGCTCCGCCTGCGTGATGACTGACCGGGTCAGCCGCGGTGGCGGTCCGGATCGACCGTCCGCTCGGACGGCGTCTCCTCCGCGTCACGCGTGATGCGATGGCCGACCAGGAGCGCGTCACCCTGGCGGGAGAAGTCCTCCAGAATGGTGCGAATGCCGGCGATGTCCAACCGGTCGAGAATGCCGCGGTAGACCTCCTCGCGGAAATTGGCGCCGTGGGCGCGGACGCCGGCGGCGATGGCGTCGTCGATGAGCTGCGCCCGGTAGGCCACCCCATCATCAGCCAGCGGCCGAAGCCGCTCGATCTCCGCCTGGTCCTTGGTCCGCGCGGCCCGCTCCTCGGCGAGATCAGTGGTCAGCGCCGCCCGCTCGGCAACGATCTGCTCGGCGACATCGACCAGGGCCACGACGCGCGCTCCCAGTGGCTGGTCCTCGCCGGGGAGGGTGATGTCGATATCAGCGACGCGGGCCAGCGCCTCCTCGATCGCCTGCCGGGTTCCGTCCGTCATCTGTTCCATCCGCTCCTTGCTCACTCCCTGCTCCTTTGCCTGCCTGCCGATGTGTCGGGTATCCGGGTAGCCTGTCTGTCCGGGCGCCCAGAGGCGCGGTGGCTCCGCGATCCGGACACCGTGCCGCCGCTCGATGAAGGCCCGGTCAGCCTCGGAGAGCCGGCCGGCCTCGTTCATTTGCTCGGCCTTGATCACGGCGGCCGCGGGTGATGCGCCCTTGTAGACCTGGGAGAGCTCGACCAACTCGCCGTCGTTGATCCAGGCGAACGCCCGCAACTCCTTCTCCTTGACTGTGTAGGTGTGACCCGGAATGTGGCGGCACCCGTCGTCCTTCCACCACTCGAACGACTGCTGTCCGCAGATCGAGCACTCGATGTCCGAGGCGTAGAAGCCGACCGAGACATCGCGCCAGATACCGGCCCGCACCGCGTCGATGAAGCTGTCGGTCGTCTGGCCGGAGAGGGTGAGTCCCGGCAGGGTGAACAGCTCCGCCCAGACCTCGGTGATCTGGTCGCCGGTGTCGGGATCGGTGTCGTCGGTCTCCCGCGTGTAGCCGGTCAGGCTCTGGCCCCAGCCGTTCTTGCGGGTGTGGTGGGAATCCTGGTAGGAGACCCCCTCGGCCAGGGTGCGGGCGAAGTTGACGAGTGTCGTCTGTGGGCGCATCCGGGTGTCGTAGAAATCGAGCCGGTTGCTCGATGCCCGCACCTGCCAGAAGAAGGGCGCCACCTGATCGAACACCGAGGGATCGGGTGCCCGCTCCCTGGCGATGGTGAGCAGCCGCTCGGTGGCCAGCTCCGGTCGTGTGGTGATGCGGGCCAGCGTGCCCAGCTTGATTCGATTCATCAT